TGTTCTATCTCTGATAGTTCGTTGTAGATTGATTTTTGTAAATCAGCAATATCAGCCAAATCGGAAATTCCTAAACCTTTTTTGTGGCTCTTAGAATTATAAAGAATAACTGCTGGTATTCGTCCGATCTGGTTATCGGCAGTATCTATTGTAGTTGGTTCTGATCTATCGTCTTTAGCATAGACTGTTTCTATTCTGTCAGGATACCATAACTTAAAATACGTGCCACCATCTTTATCTACTTCCTCTCTAATTTTAAGATAGTCTAAATAATATTTTCCATTAATCTCACGTTTAAAATTCCAGTCTAAAGCATTTTCTGGAGTTACTAACGATATGTAAGGTCTTATATCTTGATCTAGTTCTTCTGCCCTTGTTCTTGTTTGTATTGTTGGTTTGTCTAATATTAAAAAACAATGTCCGTATATTGATGAATATATTTGAGCTTGTTTCATTACACTATTAAAACTATTACCCTCTAAGTCTGCATCTTTTAAGAATGGTTCTAAACTTGGTTCATCAGACATTTCACCAAAATCTCTTGAAGCTTTAACTCGAAATAAAAAAGATGAATAAATCTGTATTATGTTTTTACAATGGTTATCGCATGGTGTGTTTCCAAGTCTTTGATTGTATTCGTTATCTAATTCAAGATTGTATCTGTTTAAATACTGACCTATCGTGTAATCGTAACCACCATTATAACTACGAATAAAATATTCCCATTGATTTACATTTTCTTTGTAATCTTTATGAGTATCAAATGCTTCGTCTTTTGAATATGCCATGTTTATTTATGTGTCCATCTTATAGGTTGAAAAGGTTTGCTTTCTGTAATTAAAGGTTTTACTATTTCTATTAAATATCCAATACTATCGTTCATATGATCAAAGCCCTCTTCCTTATCAGGAATATTTGTATTTTCTTTGTATATTTGTCTTTGTAACCCTTTAATGATGATTTTGCAAGATGGATTAACAAATATGTATCTTTTACCATTAGCAGATTTTAATCTAGAATTTACTGCATTGATTCTATCTCTTATTAAACTATGTTTTAATTTACATTTAACATTAAATCCAGCATTTTGTAATATAGTCAAATCTGTTCTACCACCAGCAGAAGTTTTTCTTTGCCTACATGCTGGGTCTGGGTAAAGAAATATTTTTATTTTCGATCCATATCTGTTTCTTATTTCATCTACCATTTCATCTGTATTACTTGAATAAATTACTATTTCATCTTTAAAATGAATTACGTCCTTTTCTATTTGTGCAACTGAAGCTGACATCGGATCTACGTTAAAATCTAATCCTATATGTAAAGGTTTATTCCAATCTATGTTTTTTTGTTTTACATTATCAACAGGGTGAAAATTGTAATAAACTGCTCCAGCATAATTTTCAAACGTACCCTCAAACTCTTGTCTATAAGTTCTTATATCAACATCTTGCTTTGCTTGTTCTAGTTCCTCTTTCGGAACCATACCACCTTGTAAAGTAGTAAATTGAAAACTATCCCACTCATGATCTTCTTTACCTTTGAGATACATTCTATAAGACCAATTACCATATCCTTTAGGAGAACCACACATCAATACATCTCCTTGTGTGTCTGCAATAGATGCTCTAAGGACCTCTGTCCATGCCTTTTCATCAATATCAGCAAACTCGTCAAGAATTAAAAAATCTATACCAACACCTCTTAATGCATCATAGTTTTCACAACCTTTTAATGATATTCTAGATCCTGTTTTTTTTATTGTAATTTGTAAATTAGATTCATTTACATTTTCAATCCAATTAAACTGATGAAGCATATCTTTTAATTTAGACCATGCAATCTCTCTTGCCATTTTAAAAGTTGGTGCAACGTACCAGATTGTTTGATTTACTCTACTAGCATATTTCATCATCTCAGTAATACACAAATAAGTTTTACCGAATCTACGACCAGAAACTAAAACTCTAAATCTTTTATTCGATGATGATATTTGATACTGCGGTTTTGTTAGGTTTATTTTCATGACAGCCAAATTTTATATAGATGTTATATTCATTAACATTATCTCTGCCAAGTTCTATAATTTTATCATAAGACTTTGTATAACCATCTAGCATACACTCATAAGCATCAATATATTCAACTTCTAATTGATGTGGTGGCAAACAAGTAATTTTACCAGCAATCGTTGAACACATAAGCAAAGTCAATATATAATTCATTTATTACCTTTTTTTTTAAAATATTTTCTTCTTGTTTGAACTCTCCAAGTCCAATGAAATATTGCTCTAGAAATTTTTTCAATTTTGTTAATTATCCAATCAATCATAAATATCTCTATAGTCATAATTATGGATATAATAACATATCCTCTGCGTCCTCTTTGAGTTGTGCAATTTCTAAATCTTTTAAATCAATAATTGTTTTTAGTGTATCTACTTCTTTCTCTAAAACTTTTATTTTTACTTCAAGATCATTGTCGCCTTTATTTTTTAATTCATCTTTTAATGTTTTATCCTCTGTTAATTTTTTTAATATTTCATCTTTGTTCATTCTAATATTAATTTTTTTATTGTTTTACTTCCATCGATGTTTAGCTCAACTTCTGCTTTAGATTTAATACATTGATGTTTTATATTTGATCCTGTTTCTGTACGTTCAGCATATCTCTTGCCTTTTAAACAAATACTCATAGAAGATTGTATTCTATGTTCCTTGATCTCGTTATTAACAATCATTAACAAAGCTACTACTGTTTCTATCATATTACTTTACCCTTATTAGGTCCTTCTTTAATTGTATATCTGCTACTACCACCAGCATTTATATTTACTTCTTTTTTTAAATCTTTAGACAATTTTTTTTGTTTATTACTTCTGTTTATCTCAGCTATATAATCTAAAATTTTTTTAGTGATTCGACTTGTTGCCATTTGCTCTTACCTTATCTTTTAATTCTTCTATATCTGCTAATGCTTTTTCTAATTGTTTTTGTACATGTGTTAGCATAACTTGATTGTGTATATTTTTATCTAGAAGTTCTTGATGTTTTTCTACAGTTCCATAAATATCTTCTAATAATAAAAATTGCTCCTTATCTACTGTCGTTTGTTCTGAAGCTTTAAGTAAGTCTGCGTTCATCAACTCTCTTGATGTTTCAAGTGATGTTAGTCTTGCAGTTATCTCTGTATAAGCAAATATACCCATAGATACTCCTACGATAATACCAATCATATTTTTGATAGGCATTGATACTGATGTATTCTCACTTACTTTCATTATCTCCAACTCCTTATACTCCAGTAGGCTGGGCTAAGTGTCTTTTGTCCTCTAACTTTTTTTAAAACTCCACCCATACGAGCTAAAAAGGACCTACGTCTTGCTGGAATGTGTTTCTTAATACTCATTTCCTTACTACCGAAATTTATTTTTTTGACGTTGCCTGTCCTTTTATCTCTAACAAATACTTTGAATTTTTTTACATCTCCTCTTGATGGAGTGTTAAGTTTTACTGTTCTTCCTCTGTATTTTGCCATACAAAGTTACTATCATAATTTATCTACATATACACCCATAAAAATCACCAGAGCCATCATTCATAACATGAACATTAAAAGGTGGTTCGTAGTAAGTAGTTAAATATAATCTTAAAATATCACAAAGATCAAAACAATTTACTTCTTCCATTATTTCAATACCTTTCATCATTTCTTTTGTAACTTCAACTAAACTATACAAACCATCATTAAGTAAAATTAATTCCATTATCTTAAAATATGTCTTTGTCGCCACTTATCACAGACATAAATATCTTTTACTCGAAACTCTCTAAACACACCACAATATGATCTTCTATTAGAATACATTCCACAATTCCCACATGCTTCTTTGCCTTGTGCTTTTCTGAAATCTTGTGGCATACGATTAGGAATCATTTCACCATTCAAATAAAATATTGATCTTTTGTTCATTTACCTTGTCCACGATAACGCATTTGCTTTTTAGATCTACCTTGACGTTTAGATTTATTCATCGTATTGACTTTAGATTTTCCTGTAATTCTACCTATTGAAGTACCTTTGTGTTTCTTTTCGTAAACAATAACCTTACCAAAAAGATTACCTTTTTTTTTAGCCATTTATTTTTTTAGCTTCTATGATTAATGGTAATGGTTCATTATAGCTTGTTTGCTCTATCTTATCTTTTTGGTCTAGGTGTTGTTTTCCAAGCCATATTTGCATAGGTACTGATCCGCTTAATGCTTTCTCAAATTGTGCACGTCTTAAACTTATTTTGCCCATCTCTCGACCCTTTTTTATTAGGTGGACATAATTACGTTGTAAGGTCTTAGTAGATACATCACAAAACTCTGCAATTTCTTCAAAAGTGCAATGTAATTGTGCTAATTTAGTTATAGCTTGTG